GATCCGTCCAGTACTACATATGCGATAAACATACCAAGTAAAGTCCATAACTGATCAATCATATCCTGCATTACTTTCTTTATTATTTTCATGGTTTCCTTCTCCTTATTCTTGGGTCTCCCCCGCTGGGTGCACCGCCACTTGAGCCTCCACCAGGTGTTGGGGTTGTTCCGCCTGCGGTTCTTGCTGCAGAGGCTGCTGCGTTAGTTGCTGCTCCTGCTGCTGCTCCTGCTACTGTTACAGCATTTAGGGCTGCTCCAGTTGCAACTACTGTTGCTACAACCATCTTGGTTGCTTCTTCTCTTTCTTCTTCAGTCATATCTGCGCCTATGCTTCCCAGTGCTTCTAGTGCCGCTGCTGGATCGCTAAACAATTCTTCTGCAAATGCTGCTACGTCTGTAACTAATTCAATTTGTGCGCCTACCTCTGCTGTAATAACTACTTCTTGTCCGCTTTCGCTAGTGCGAATTTCAACTGGCGTATCTGCTGGCAAGTCTGCTAATTTAATTCCAGCATCTGCTACTTGTTCTTTTGTAAGATTTTCACCTTCTGGCACTGACTGTATTAATGCATCAGCAACAATTTCTTTTTCTGCTGTAGACATTTTCCCATCAGTAGATACTAGGGCTACAATTGCTGCAACATCTTCTTTTGAAACTTCTCCATCAGATGCAAGTGCTTCAAGTACAGCCTCTTGATCTGCAGTAGAAACTTTTCCATCTTCTGACAATGCTTCAATTAATTGATCAGTTTCTTTTGCATCAATTTCCCCATCTGCTGCCATAGACTCTGCAATTGCTTCTACTTCTGTGCTATCTACTTTTCCATCCAATAATGCATCATCAACTGTATTGGTGACTTCTTCTTCTGATCCCGCTTCTGGTTCAATAGCAGGAGGTTCTTCAGCAGGAGGTTCTTCAGCAGGAGGTTCTTCCATAGGAGGCTCTTCTACAGGGGGTTCTTCAGCAGGAGGTTCTTCAGCAGGAGGTTCTTCCATAGGAGGCTCTTCTACAGGGGGTTCTTCAGCAGGAGGTTCTTCAGCAGGAGGTTCTTCAGCAGGTGGCTCTTCCATAGGAGGCTCTTCTACAGGGGGTTCTTCCATAGGAGGCTCTTCTACAGGGGGTTCTTCTGCAGGGGGTTCTTCTGCAGGGGGTTCTTCTGCAGGGGGTTCTTCTGCAGGGGGTTCTTCTGCAGGGGGTTCTTCTGCAGGGGGTTGTTCTGCAGGGGGTTGTTCTACAGGAGGCTCTTCTGCAGGTGGTTGTTCTGTGGGTGGTTGTTCTACAGGAGGCTGAACTGGCACAGGGGGTTGTTCTACAGGAGGCTGTTGTGTAGGGGGTTCAGGGGCTGGAGGCTCAACCAAAGCAGGAGGAGCAGGAACAGGTGCTGGGGCTGGTACTGCATTAATTACTGCTTGTGCTGTAGCCACAACTGTTGGTGCTGCCAATACTGCTTCCACTGCTGTTGAAACGACTGCAATATCTGCTACCTTTGTAGTTAATGTTGTAGTTGCTGTTGTCAGTGCAGTCACAGTATTTTGTGAAACAGTTGCTACTGGTGCAATAACTGTATTTGTATTTGCTGTATTTGTTGCAACAATCGCCGTAACTGCTGAGTTTAATGTAGCAATTTGTGCATTTGCTGTATCAATTGCTGCCAATACCGTTGCATTATTTGGATCAGGGGCAGGAGTAAATGCAGCACCCTGACTAATAGTTCCATTAAATCCAGGACCAGTATTTGTATCAACAATTGGAGTTAATGTTCCGCCCGTTGTTTCTCGCACATTAAACCTTGCATCATTAGGAATAGGTCCTGTAACACTTACATCTGCTGACCAAGCACCGTCTGCTGGATTTACATCTGCATTAAAGCGAACCTGTGTCATTTGTGTTTCTGCTGTTTGCAAAGGATAAACTCTTAGATCCCAAGCAATAGATAAAGTATTGGTTGTTGTTGAATAAGTAATACCAGATCCATTACTCCATGTCGTCCAGTCATATCCTGCTACAGAAATTGAAGGAGCATTAGGAGTTGTATGATATGTGCTACCTTCATTTACTCCAAAAGTTATTGTTGCATTAGATCCAACATAAACATTGTTATATGTGACTCCACCCATTTGTAAATTAAATGGAAGGTTCATGCGGATACCCGCATCATCTGTATTTGCTAAAACATTTGATGTTGTTCCAACTGTGGCTACCAAAGCATTGACTGCATCTTGAGCATTATTAATAGCAACATTTGCCTGAGTTAATTGTGTCTGTGCCTCTGTAGTTGCAGTAGTTACTGCTGCTACCGCCGTAGTTGCCGTTGCTACCGTTGCTGTTGCTTCAGTTACTGCTGTCTGTGCTGCTTGAACTGCAGTAGAGGCTGTTGCAGATTGTGCAACTTCTGTTGCAATTGCTGTTGCTACTTCTGTAACTGTAGTTGGGGTTTGTGTCATTAATGGGGTTGCTGTTGCTAATACCGTTGCAGTTGCTGCCTCAACCACTGGAGTTGCTGCTGTGACTGCAGTTTGTGCTACAGCAACTTCTGGAGTCTGTGTTGTTGCGGTTACAGGTATTGCTGCAATTGCTGTGGTTACGGCAGTTACTACGGTAGTAACGTCTTGCGTTACTGTTGCTGCTGTTGCTACAACTGTGGAAACATTTGATACTTCTGCTACGGCAGTGGTGGCTGCTGTGACTGCTGCTACCGCTGCTGTGACTGCCGTATTAGATACCGTCACTGCCTCAACTGCAGTTGCAATGGTTGCCGTTGCTGTCTCTGATGCTGAAACTGCTTGTGCAACCTCTGTAGTGGCTGTTGCAAGGGCTGTATTTACTGCTACTTGTGCTGGACTAACCACAACCTGCTCTGCTGGAGGCGGGACATCATTGGCATGTGAAAAATTTACTGGAGAAAAGATCATCCATAATGTTAAAAATAACCCCACTAACCCTGATCTGATTAGTATGTTTTTAATATTTTTCTCCTTATATAGCCCTAGTGGTGGATATGACTAATAAGTTTATTATACCATTTTTATATAAAAAGAAAGAGGGCTGGCACTTAGCCAACCCTCTAACTTATTAAGTTAAGTTACTTCTTTAGAGCAACCTTAGCCTTTGGATTCTTTGCGTTCCACTTCTTTGCAAGAGCGTTATACTCTGCAACATAAGTTGCCTTCGCAAGATCTGCAGAAGCCTTTGCTGCTGCTAGTTCTAATGCTGATGCAGTTTTTGCATCTGCAAGTGCCTTGTCTGCTGCAGCCTTTGCAAGTGCTGCGTCTGCAGTTGCCTTAGCCAGTGCTGCATTTGCTGTTGCAAGTGCTGCATCTGCTGCTGCTTTAGCAGCAGTTGCTGCTGTTGCTGCTGTTGATGCATCTGCTGCACGGGCAGCGACTGAGGCTGCTAGTTGTGCAGTAAGTGATGCATTGATTGTAGCAAGATCAGAAACTGTAACAAACTTTGTAACAGACTTAACTGCTGCTGGAAGTCCATCAACATCTGTTGCTGTAATTGCAAAGTTGATTGCTGCATTACCCGCTGTTGCAGGATATGTAACAGTAACCTTTGAAATTCCAGTTGTAGCATCTGATGCTGCTGATGCAACTGAAACTGTTGCTCCAATAACTGTAACTACTGGTGTAGTTGCTGCTGGAATGTTCCCAAATACGTCTGTTACCTTCGTTGAATACTCAACAACGGCTGAAGTATTTGCATTTGTTGCTACTGTTGTATCTAGGTTGTACGCAGTACCTGCAGTACCCTTAACATAATAGACATACACATTACCAGCGTTTGTAATTGTTACAGTGCCAGTAGCAGTTGACTTTGTGTAAACATAGAATTCTGCTGTTGTACCTGTTCCAGTATTAACTGAATATGATGTAACTCCTGAAGCAGAAGTTACTGGTGCAGTTGTTGTGTGAAGTGCTGGCACAATAAATGCTCCTGATGTTACAACAGAAACTACTGTTCCTGTGTCAACACCAGTTAGAGCAAACTTAACTGCGTCCAATACTTCTACCTTGTTGTCAGATGGAACAGTTACTGATGCTGCACCTGCTAGGGTATTTGCATCTGTGTCTGCAACTGCGTTTACAGTTACTGCAATAGTTGGTACAGCGTGTGCTGGAACCATTGCAAGTGCTGTACCAGCCAAGGCTGCAGCCATGACTAGACTAATCTTTTTAAATGAATTCATTCTTTCTCCTTGTTAGTTTTATCTGATACTTTGACCAGAATATTAAATTAAATTAAAACCATCCAAAAAATCCCTAACATCGTCAGGCATTTTCCGATTATCTAATTCTACCACACCCCTGTCTTTCTCCGCAAGTCGTGCTGAAGTAGACCAGGTATGGACTTCTATTTCTGTATTATTATTCTTTGGTGTATGTGATATTGCTCCAAATACCGCACCAGTTACGGCATCTGCTAAGTCCTTAGATTTTTTACGGGGGTGATCAACACGATTGCCCTTCATAATTTTAAGTTCTGACATTTCCTCTAACAGGATAGGGATTCTTGGAATAGAAACACGCTCTTCATAAATCATCATAGCAAGATCTTCGTAGTGCTTCTTGGCAACAGAAACTGTCTCAGTTCTAATTCCAACGGCCTGCAACTCATTTTGAATATCAAATGATTGCCAACGGTCAAAGGAAACCATGCCAATATTAAAACCTTGTCTACGCAAGTTCATAATCCATTGCTTGACTTCAGACAGATTAACTGGGCCTTCTGCTCTTGGCTCCCACCATGCTACTGCATCTACTACTACAATTGGTGCTACTTGTTCGTAGTCTTTAATTACCTGAATATTTACCCACTTGTCTACGTGAGCAATTGCTACCGCACACTTATCGTGCTTTTGTGCAAGGTCAGCGTGGATGTAATATGTTTTTTCTGGATCTGGTACAAATGTTTCATCAAACCTTCTAAATGAATCTACTGGGTTTCTAGTGTTCAT